ACTCGAAAGGAAATACTAAATGAGCTTCGCAACAGACGTAACCAACACACCCCCCCCGAAGAGGGGACGCGTAAAGCATCCCGAGGGGGGGATATCACGCACCCGCCAGGCGGATGCGATGGAAACAGACATAAACAGAATCGTAGAGCGATACGTGGCACACGGAGTCCTCCCTAAGCCGCCAGGTACGGCTCGCTACGGAGACTTCTCTAATCAACTTGACTACAAGGACGCTATGGACCGAGTAACGGCCGCTAAGTCTCAGTTCATGGAACTGCCCAGCCACATCCGAAAGCACGTCAACAACGACCCAGGACAATTCCTGGATATGGTCTTCGACCAGGCACGACGGGGAGAGCTGGAAGAGCTCGGACTCCTCCCCCAAAGCGACCCGACGCTGCCGGCGCCGGCAGCACAGCCGGAGGCTTTGGAGGGGGAAACAGAGGCCACGAACGAATAAAAGGTGTCAGTCCCACAGTTGACATCAAGTAGGATCAACTGTGGGGCTTTTCCATCACAAAGGAAAAGAGCAAAATGCGAAGACGACGAATGACAAAGCGGACCTCGAGGAGGGTCTTCAAGAAGCACTCTCGGCCTAAGGCAAAGAACGCCCGACGCCGCATCATGCGGGGCGGCTGGCGTCTGTGAATGACATGCACCAGGCCCATCAAAGCATATCGGGGAGAGGGCGGAAGGATCTGCTTCTCTTCCGCTGGAAAAAACGGCGGATGGTCTGACCGTCCTCTCTCCTTCGCCTGCGGACAATGCATGGATTGCAGGCTAGATAGGAGTAAGCAATGGGCAATAAGGTGCTATCACGAAATACAGATGAACGAAAGAAACTCGTTCATCACGCTGACATACGACAGCGACCAGCTCCCCGAGAATGGGAGCTTAGACGTCTCACATTGGCAGAAATTCGCCAAGCGGCTACGGAAGAAATCGGCTTTCCGATTCTTCCACTGCGGAGAATATGGAGACGAAAACAAAAGGCCGCATTACCATGCGATCCTATTCGGCCTGGACTTCAGTGACGACCAGGTCCTCATAAAAGAGGGAAAATGGGGCTCCCTCTATACATCACCCTCACTAGAGAAAACATGGGGCAAAGGCTACGTCACAGTAGGCGAGGCCACCTGGCAAAGCGCAGCATACGTAGCCAGGTACATAATGAAAAAAGTAACCGGCAAGGATGCCGAAGAACACTACGGAGGCAAAACACCGGAATACACAACCATGAGCCGGAGACCCGGACTAGGAAATTCATGGTTTGACAAATACAACGAAGATATATATCCACACGATGAAGTGATAATAAACGGGAAGCCGATGCGGCCTCCCAAATACTATGATTCACTGATACCAGAAACAGACAGAGCAAACTATCGAGCACAAAGAAGACAAAGAGCAGCAAAGCGAGATAACTCAGAGCAAAGACTCAAGGCACGAGAAGCAATAACAGAATCAAAACTGACTAGACTAAGGAGAACAGTCTAAATGAAAATCTTCGCAGTGTACGACTCAAAAGCAGAAGCATTCCTACCTCCGTGGATCGAAAAAAGCGCAGGCACCGCGCTAAGGCGATTCGAAGCCACTACTAAGAATCCCGAAAGCGACTTCGGGAGATTCCCAGCCGACTACACACTATTCGAGCTGGGCGACTGGATCGAAACGGCCGGCGAAATACGGATGCACAACGCAAAGAAAAACCTCGGTTTGGCCCTCGAATACGCAGCCGAGGAACACGCCGACCACGAACGCGGATCAGTCGCACAAATACAAAAAGACTTCAAAGAAGGACGAGGCGTTAAATAATGGCAATTCCTAATAGGCACCTCCCCTCAGTCACACGGGGACAACACAAATTCGCAGAGACGCCGGATGTACAAATTCCGCGCTCAACACTAGACCGCAGCAGCGGATACAAGACGACATTCGACTCCGGATACCTCATCCCAATCTTCGTGGATGAAGCACTCCCCGGAGATACGATGAATATGAAGCTCACAACCTTCGGACGAATGGCAACCCTGATCTATCCGATCATGGACAACTTGCGCCTGGAGACATTCTTTTTCTTCGTACCCAACCGATTGGTTTGGGACAACTGGGAAAAATTCAACGGCGCACAGGACGACCCGGGAGACAGCACCGATTTCACGGTGCCCGTAATTACTCCTCACGTCGTAGCCGAAGGAACCGTATCCGACTATATGGGACTCCCGATCGGGAACTCCATCGGATACAACGCACTACACCATCGGGCAATGAACCTAATATGGAACGATTGGTTTAGAGACGAAAACCTCCAAGACTCAATCACAGTCAATACAGACGACGGGCCCGATGCACACACAGACTACCCACTCCTCAGACGAGGAAAGCGACACGACTACTTCACGAGCTCGCTGCCCTGGACCCAGAAGGGGGACCCAGTAACGCTACCGCTCGGAATATCGGCACCCCTCACAGGAGTCGGAACAATCGACGCGGACGGGACACCTACTTGGGGCACTACCGGCGGTGGGTTCTCAACAGCGCGCCTCGAGCACGCGGGCTCTGTCGTTACCGAATGGAGTGCGAGCCTCAGCGCGGGCGACGCCCAATGGGGAGATCCCGCACTCGCGCTAGACCTGTCCGCAGTAACAGCAGACCTATCGGCTGCAACATCAGCAACAATCAATCAAATCAGAGAAGCATTCCAGATTCAGAAGCTTCTAGAAAGGGACGCACGGGGAGGAACCAGATACACAGAAATCATCCGAAGTCACTTCGGAGTCACCTCACCCGATCAGCGTCTACAGAGACCCGAGTATCTCGGGGGGGGAAGCACTTCAATCAACGTCAACCCGATTGCCAACACCTTCGATAACCCATCGATAGTGGACCACCAGAACCTCGGCGAGCTCGGAGCCTATGCAACGTTCGGGCAGGATCCTCACGGGTTCGTCAAGAGCTTCGTAGAACACGGCGTAATACTGGGATTCGTAAACGTAAGGGCAGACCTGAACTATCAGCAAGGCATCAATAGGATGTGGAACCGGCAAACACGGTACGACTACTACTGGCCGGCACTCGCACACATCGGAGAGCAAGAAGTACTCAATAAGGAGATCTACGCAGATGGCACAGCGACGGATGACCAGGTCTTCGGATATCAGGAACGATACGCGGAGTATCGATATCGCCCGTCTCAAGTCACTGGGGCCTTTCGAAGCGACGCAGCAACATCACTCGACGCATGGCATCTGGCACTGGATTTCGGAAGCCTTCCGGCGCTCAACGCAACGTTCATCGAAGACAATCCCCCGATCTCGAGAGTCGTGGCAGTACCTTCGGAACCGGAATTCCTCCTAGACGCATACTTCGATTACAAATGCGCCCGGCCCATGCCGGTTTATGGAGTACCCGGGTTCGTCGACCACTTCTAAAGTGGAGATCAAAACTATCGTCATACTCATGGCAATCACCTTTATGTTCAGCATGTGTGTAATCACACTGCAAGGGTGTGCCATGTCAATAGTAGACGGAAGCAGAAGGCTAGACTGGGAAGTATTCATGCCTATTCAGCAATGGGAACTCCAGCACGACCAGGTCGATCCCGGTCTCGACGATGAAAGCTGGATCAAATAGTGGCAAGCACACAAACGTGGGGAAAGGCAGAAGGAGGCGCATCCGGTCTAGCCGGAAGTGCATTCGGAGCACTCGGAAGCCTCGGAATGGGGGCAGCTGGGTCAGCAATCAGCGGAGCAATATCCTCCGCATACCAAAAGAAACAGCAAAGATACGCATATAAAGTCTGGCGAAAACAAACCCTCAAGGGGCCCACCTTCCAAATGAAGGGTCTCAGGGACGCAGGGATAAACCCAATACTCGTAGCTGGGGGGGGGACTGAATATCCCGATGCAAATGCAAAGGGCCGACACCAGACCCGTCGCATCAGCTCGGGAGGGAAGGGAGCAAAGTCTCTACACCCAGCAAAAAGACCTTCTCCAATCCACCAGACTATTGAACGATGCAAACTCAGCACTGGCAGTCCGAAAGGCAAATGGGGTCATTCTCGAAAACAAAATTCTCGCTGACAGACAAAAGGCAATATCAAGCCTCTACAAAGACCCAACAACAGCCCAAGGCCTAGAAGCCGCGAACCGCGGAGGACAAGCCATGGGTCTCCGAGCACTCCTCTATGAAATCGGAAAATCTCTCGGCCTCGGCGGCCTAGAAGGCCCCGCTAGCCTATCTCCGAAATCAG